AGTATGTGTTTTCACTGTTTGGATTTCTAAAATTTGCTAAGATGTTAATGTAATCAATTACAATTGCACCTAATTTAATCTTTCTTTCCTCTTCAATTTGTTTTAAATAAGCTTCTATATCAGTAACGGTTGCCTGTGACGTTGGGAATTGTTTAATGAATAGCTGACCGGGAGGTGTTAAACCATCTCCAACTGTTTCAAGCTTTCTTTTCATTAGATCCCGATTCTTTGCCTTTTCATCATAGTCATTCATTTGAATACTTAAAAGGTTTGCACCAATTCTTTTTAATACTTTTGGAGCTGACATTTCAGCAGAGATAAAAGCTGTATTAACTCCCATCTTTACGAAATTAGCAGCATCATTTGCTAAAAAGATTGATTTACCAATATTCTGTTCTCCGACATAAACTACTAAGGAACCATCTTTATCATAACCTCCGTTAAGTACTCGATCAAGAAAGTTATATCCTGAACTTACCTTAACACGTTCTTCGCTATAGTGATCTTCTGCATTAAAGAAATCTAACCCGATATCTGAATTAAAAACAATCGAATTTCTATCATTAATTAAAGTCTTTACCTTTGATACAATACTATCTACACTATCTGGACTTACATCTGCGGTTTTAATATATTCGATAGTGTCCATTAAGGTTCCTTCGAAATTCCTCCACTTAATCCATGATTCCGTAGTTTGAGTTAACCACTCTTCTTCGTATTGTAATAAGTCTACCTTGTATACTAATTCTATAACTCCTGCATCAATCTTTCCTTTAACTCTAGGATCTCCTGCTAGCGAAAGCATTTGTGCTAACGTTGGAGTTTCATGAAATTTAGAATGAAATTTATGAGCTAGAGTATGTAGTAATGCAATATCATCTGACGTATAGAAAGATCTATCAATAGTCTCAAAATATTTTGGTTTAGAAAGAGAGAGTTTAAAAAATATCTTTTCTTTATCGGCTTCGAACTTCATATTTGTTATTTTGTATACAAGTTATATTGATATAACTCAGTTAGTTTCAATCTTATTCTAAGATAATATGACCCTGTCCGACTGACCATGGTTCTTCAGCCCATGCATTAATCGCAATAGCTCCTCTAACACCTTCCGTTACTTTATCGACACCATGTACAACGGAACCTGGATTAAATATAACTAATCTATTTGGTTTAGTTTTAATAACCTCTGGCGATTTTCCTTCTCCATCTGTATAGATATGTAAATCTCCTCCTTCGAATTCAAAACCAGCAGGATAATAAACACATCCTAAAACTGGGAACATTCTCTGACCTTTCTTTTCTCTAAGCATAACATCATCATCTAAGTGTAGTTCTAGATAATTTCTGCGACCGTCTTGATCTGCTCTTTGGATTCCAGTCCAATGTTCGAATCCATCTAACTGCATACTTAATTGAACAGGTAACTGATCATTCCAAATATACTTTATTAATTTTTGTTTAACTGTTTTAGGCTCGCTATTCCACCATCCTTTCCAATACGTATATTGGCCAGTTGGGTAAAAAAAGTTATCGCCTTCGTTTGCGATCTCCTGTAGGAGAGTTTCGTCTTTTATGAAATTATCAAATACTGCTATCATGTGTATGGGTTTATTTTTATTTCGTATGTTTCTTTTCCTTCTTCAAATTTAACCTGTTCTAGTAGACCTAATTGAATGCCTCTTTTTAATCCTTCAGAAGCGTTCTCTAAATTACCTTTACTATGGTATTTCATTAAAGCATGTCGTGTGAATGTCTCCTTCTGTCTAGATGGATTCTTTACAGCTTCGGTAATGAATATGTACAGAATATCAAAAGCATCAGGATAAGCTTCTAATTTATCCTGGATGCCTAAAATATATTTTATTGGTAATTTATCTTCGTTAATATTATAAACGTCGGCTTTCATTATGATTCTACGGTATCGTTTAACATCTCTTCGATGTCTAATGCACTTGATTCTGAATTATAATTAAATAAAGGCTTAATATGTGCTTCAATTCTTTCTAGTACCTCTTTAGTAAATACTTTATCAGTAAAGAATTCTTTATTTGGAACTGCTTCATCTAAGTGTTCACAAATCCATCCTCTTGCTGATGCTTTAGGAACTTTCTTTCCTTTTTCAATTGAGCCTTTAGTAATTCCACAAATATCCCAAGTAGCATATTGTTCTAATCCGACATAAGGATTCATACCTTCGCTGAAGTTTAGGTGGAATTTAATTGGAGTTGGTTTTGCAAAACGATTCTTTGTAGGTTTTGCAGTTACAATAATACCAACTTTATCTGCTCCATCTTTTAATTGTGCCTTATTTAACATAAGTACGATTGATGCTGCATATTCTGGACCTGTTCCTCCACCTGCAATTTGCATTGGAATAAACGATTGAGATTGGTATGTGTGATTTGTAAATATAAATGGAATCTTTAAATCTGCCAATGGCGTCATTATAATTCTAAAGATAGATTTTAAGATCTTTGAACGAGTCATATCTGATTTTTCACTACCAGATGCTGCATCGTCAATTTCTTTTTGAGTTGCTAAGTTACCTGCAGAATCTAAGATGATCATAAGCTTTGGAATCTTTCCGCCGTTTCTTTTGATCTCTTGCATCTTTTGAGTAATTGTTGTAATCGAAGTTCTGAAATCTTGAACAGTATTCATTGGCTGATAATTTACTTTAGTAATATCAATACCAAACTTGATCATTTGTTCTTTATCTACAGCTGCTTCTGAATCATAATAGATTACGCTATAACCCATATTGATTGCTTCTCTTACAGAATTTAAGGTAAGGAATGTTTTACCAGTTCCTGAAGGACCTGCAACTGAACAAGATCTGTTATTAGGCCAGCCTCCGAAAAGGGAACCCGATACACATGCATTTAGGTGATAGTTTCCGGTGGGAATCCATTCGGTAACTTCACTAAAATTTGATTGATCCATTACGGATCCTAGTGGATTTAAATTTGCTAATTCGGCATTTAAATCATTAAATGTAAAATCTTTTTTAGCCATTGTCTTCTTCTTTATTTTTATCTTTGTTTCTCATTTTCTCAAGAGTATCTATAAGGTCTGCAGTCTCATCTTGAATCTCTGCCATTTGAGATTTTAATAAGCGCAGTCTCATGTATACTTTTTGATAATCTCGAACCTGTAGCTTTTGTTCTGCTGTAAGTTCTTCTGTAATCTTTTTAGGATCTATTTCCATAATTTTCTAAATCTTGAAATATCGTTATTTGATTTGAATCAGTTGATACTTCTGGTTCTACTTGTTTTGCGTCTTCAATTTTATTAATTAAAGATCTTATTGAATTTCCTAAATCCATGTTGTTAGGCGTAGACTTAGTAATGTTGTGTACTATTTCATAAAATGTTGGTTCCATAATTAAAATAATGATGTTGAATAAATTAAATTTCTGTTTAAAAGCTGTAGTGAACAAGCTTTAAGCACTCTGTTTAATGGATCAATTACACTTTTTTCAAATTGTATTTCATAATCAACTTCAGGTGCTATTTCATAAGGATGATCGCCTGGCATGTATGCGAACATATCACATGTTTGATTTTTACAGTGATATAATTTTAGCTTCTCTCCGTTACCAATCATCTTATATTTGTTCTTATACTTTGGATTAGTATTCATTAAGAAATTATAAAATCCTGCTGCCTTCACATTAGGCGGACATTTTGATCCAATTTGAAATTCAATAGTATCATCTACAATATATTTTTCTATATTATTAGTTCTCTTATTGAAAGCAATTTGATCAATATCTGCCAGCTTAAATTCTTTTTTACATTTCTTTAAATAGTCAACAAGCTTTTTTAATAAGGCTGCTGTTGGTTTTTCAGATAAAACTAATTGTAGAGCTTCTGTTAAGTGCTTACGTGCTAGCGCAGGAGTTGAACTTTGTATTGTATCAAATCCGATTGTTTTAATCTTCTTTAAGGAAGGATATCTGTCATCTTCTTCTAATTTATCCTCCCACGCTATGTTTTGTAAGTACTTTTTCTTGGCTAGCCAAATTCCAGAGTATGCTATCGTTTCCATATCGAAATACAAGAAATTATCTGTATTTGTTACTTCAGCGTATTTGTGCATACATTTTGTGATATAATCTTTAATTCTAAAGTTATATAATTCCATGATAAATTTATCAATCGACATTGGTTCTCCAAGCCACTCAATAGATTCATACATTTCTTCGAACTGAACATAACAAGAATCTGTATCAATATAAACAACCGATGGTCTGACTAATCTACCTTTAACATTAATGTTTAAATGTTTATGGGCTGCTGTATCTTTAGACCAGAATTCTTGGAAGTATTTGTTTAATATCTTTTCAGAATATAGAATTGCAGATTGACCTTGTAGGGTAATTGATTCTGCAATTTCTATATCAAAAAAGTGAAACCACTTATTTCCAAATGCGCCATAAATAGAGTTTAGAGTTACTTTAACCGCTTGTTCATATGCCGTATATTTAGCTGACATTTGTTCGTAGTGCGATATTAAAGCTTGAGTTTCCTCAGTCGTAAGCTCTGCTTCTGGCTTTTCTATTAGTTGTTCAATTTCGATCATTTACGCTCCAGTATTACATGTTGCAATAGTTAATAAAGTTTCAGAGTCATTCGACTTCATAACAACTCTATTTTCTAGAACATTAGCTGTATAATCTTCTTTGTCTAGTAAGTTTAAATATTTTTTAAATAAGGTTACTTTTTTACCTGAAGTTCCTTCATAATCTGGAGTTACTAACATGTTGTACGTGTTACCTGTTAATTTTACTCCTTTACCATTTGCTTCGATTGAGAAAGTTTCTTCTTTATCTAATCCAAAAAGGTTTTTAACTTTGTTTAAAGTTCCATAATCCATTTCAAATTTAAAGCTAGCATCTTCTACATTAAAAATACTTGAGATTTGAGAATCTGTAAGATCTTTATATCCTAAAGACGGCTCTGAACAAGCTAATTTAATTTCTAATTCGTCGTTAAAGATACGAAAGCTAGTTGCTACGAAATCTTCATCGTTTTCTAAGAATTCAATTTCACCTTGAATTGAATCATACTCGAATTGCTTAAAAGCATCTGTTAACTTTTGTGCATCAAAGAAAGCTACCTTTAACTCCTTTGTTGTAGTGATTGTGCCTTCTTCTATTTGAAAAATCTGGCTAATTGGAAGTCTGTGGTGTTTCACAGCATCTCTTTGTGGTAAGTAAGCGGAAGCCTGGATAGTTCCACCTTTAATTTTAAAATAAACGAAAGAATCGATTACCTTCAGTCTGTTAATGAAGTTAATAAAATTAGTCTGATCTACTTTTTGAATCGTAATTTTCATTTTGTGTTTTTAGATTTAATACAATGTTATTTATAGGTATTATAAACAAAATAAGTAAAAAGTTTCAAAAATAAAAAAACCAGGATTGAAGTCCTGGTTTAGTGTAGTTTAGCGGTGAAATATTAAAATTTAAACTTTCTCTTTTTCATAATGTCTTTCATTAGCTTCTTACAATCAACTGCCATTCCAGGTGATCTGAATTGTCCTCCAATTCTATCTGTTTCTTTTTCAATATGATCTATTAATTCACTAGTCATAAATCTAACATCTGCTAATAGTCCTTCCATTTCCTCATCTTCATCATCTGAGATTAAACCACCATCTCTTTGTTCATCGATTCCTTGTATACTTGATCCGTACGCCGCAATCCATTCTTCTTTAGTCATACCTGCCTGATCAGCCTGCATTTGTAAATGGTCTTCCCATTCGTTTAAATTTTTAACGTGCTTCATTTTGTTAATTTTATTTATTTTTTATAGGTGTTAGTAAATGATTCAAAGGTGTGCATGTGTTTGAATGAACTCTTAACTTCATTTTCATTAATACCATCACCTGTATAATTCCATTTCATACCTTTAGCTTGAACATTGCGACCTAATAAACAATACATTCCTTTTACAAAACCTTCAAAGAATACGGTAGAACCCCAGTTCGAACCATTGTCTTCTAGATCTAATGAGTATTCCCTAGCATCAGCATCTTCCATTGCTTGTAGCTTAACACCTTCTGATTCTATTGAAAATAAGATTCCTTTTTTAAATGTTAATGCGTCTCCAATGTATACCCATCCATCTTCATCTTCTACTTCTTTACCCATTTCGAATTGTTCGAATTGTTCTTTTCCGTAAGCTAATGCTTCTTTTTCTGTTTTAAAGAAATCTACTCCTCCTTCGCCTTCGTTGTGATTAATCACGTAAAATACTTTTGCCATTTTTAAATTGTTTTTGTTTATTTGTTAATCTATATATCTAAATAAAAATGGGGTAAGAATAGTAGCGAACTTTTTCTTACCCCGTGCCGTTAACTAAAACGGTCCTAAAATCCAACCATATTTCAGGTTGGCTATTTCAGTTTTTTATCCATCGCAACTTAAACAGTCTGGATCTATTGCCTGTGCTGCGATATCTCCTCTTAATACTGATTCAGTTCTCATATAATATAGAGTCTTAATTCCTTGTTCATAAGCTTCTAAATGTACTTTATTAATAAACTTAGGTTCTGCTTCTTTAGGAAAAGCTAAATTTAATGAAACTGATTGATCAACATATTGTTGTCTAATACCTGCTTGTTTTACCAGTTCTAATTGATTAATTTCTTTGAATGTTTTGAAAACATCACCCATTGGGATATAATCATCTTGTGAAACTGTTGATAATTTTTCTAATTGCTTTTTAGTGATTGCTTTTCCGGCTCCACTTTCGTGATCTGATTTAGTACCTGTTAATACATAATAATCACCGATCCAGTCTAAGCCTAAAACACTTCCACCATCTCTTAGGATTTGATCCCATGTTGCTTTAGTATTTTTACCAATTTTTTCTAATGCATTTTCTAAAGTTGGATTCTTTCTAATGAATGTTCCTTTAGCAGTTTGTTCTGTAAATACATTTGCTGCCCATGGCTCAATACCTGGAGAATTGTTTCCGCTTAACTTAGAATTACTAACAGTTGGCGCAATAGCTCTTAAGTGTGTGTTTCTCATTCCTGTTCCAACACACCATAATGGTTCTCCATATTCTGTAGCTAAATCTCTACTTGCTCTTTCACTTTCAACTTTAATTTGAGAGAATATCTTTCTTGTTTCAAATTGTCCTGTTAAAGAATCAAAAGGAATATTCTTGTCTTGTAGATATGTGTGCCATCCTAAAACTCCTAATCCTAATGCTCGGCCTTTTTCAGCAGAACGAACAGAGTTTTCAAAACCTCTCATGTATTTTGCTCTGTTAATAAATTCGGTAAGAACTCCATCTAAGAAAATTGTAGCAGTATATACTAAGTCGGTATCTTTCCACTCTTCATATTTTGCCAAGTTTAAAGAACTTAAACAACATACAAATGAATGTGATTCGTCAGTGTGTAATGTTATTTCAGAACAAATGTTTGTCATGTAAACTTTAAGACCATTTTGCTTGTATGCTTCTGGATTTGCGTTATTTACATTTCCTTTAAACATTATATATGGTTCTCCACTAGATCTACGTTTTCTAATAACTGCAGTCCATCTTTTTCTTGCTTCTTTATCTCCGGCTTTTACCTTTTGCATAAATCCATCAGAAACTACAACACATTGGTGTAAATTTAAACACTGTCTGTTTACATCTCCTTTAGGCTCTCTAATCTCTAACCATTCCCAGAAATCATCATGTTCAATATCTATATTAACACTTGAAGCTCCTCTTCTAACTGAACCTTGGTTTGTTGCGAGAATAGTTGAATCAAATATCTTAGCAAATGGTAATACACCATCACTTGTTCCATTTCCAGTAATCTTAGCACCTGCTGGTCTGATTTGATTAATTCCTACCCCAACTCCACCTCCGTGTTTTGCAAGTAACATTAATTCTAAATTCTTGTTTCCAATATCATATATAGAATCAGCCACATCAATACCAAAACACGAGATTGGTAATCCTCTCTCCGTTCCTGTGTTTGAAAGAACTGGGCTTGCTAAGTTTAACCAACCTTTCCAAATGTAATCAAAAAACTTACTTGCTAATTCTGGTTTATCTAGTCTTTTTGCAACTGTTGTTGCAACTCTCCAATATGCGTCTTTTGGAGTTTCACCCGGTAATAAATATCCGTTGCTAATTGTTTTAACGTATATTTCTGTATTTGCCCATGTTGGAAAATCTGTTCCTAGTTCCCATCTTAGTTCCTCACCGTGGTTTTTAATTTCTTTACTCATAGTTTATATTGTTTTAAAATAATTCGTCTTCGTCCCAGTTTTCATCTTCACCGGCCTTAGAATAATCTGTAGGTCTTACTGCGAAAAAATCTGTATGTGTTGTTCCTCCTGTTAAATGATAGAACCAATCTAGTTCTCCTGCTGAGTCTTCATCAAATTCCATGAAAGGTCCTTCAGTATATCCTAGTTCAGCTATCTTTTCGTTTGTTCTTTTTAATATAAATTGTTTTAGGTCGTTTGCTTTAAGGTTTTCTAAATCTCCTTGTTCGAAGATCATATCAATGAATTTATGTTCCATCTCAACCATAAGTTTTGCGGCTCTTAAAACATCATCTTTAACATCTTCGTGAAGTTCTGGATATTCAGCACACATTTGTCTGAATAACTGGCATCCCATTTTAGAATGTAATGATTCATCTCTAACTGACCATTTCATTTGTTGTCCAATACCCTTTAACGTATTTCTCATTTGAAAAGAATATAATACAGCAAATGATGAATATAATGAAACACCTTCAGCAAATGCACTGAAAATAGCCAACGATCTTGCTACTTGTTTTCTAGCTTTCGTGTTTGTTTCTAAATCTTCATGAGTCCAATCAGCTTCAACAGATGTTAAATGTTCAAATTTCTCGGCAGTTGCTGGTTCATGTAAGAATGCTGAAAAATCATCTAATCCTAATGTCTCATTTAGATATGAATATGCTGTTGCGTGTATAGTTTCTTGAGAACCGAATGCCATTGCCATTTGCTTAATTTCCCATTTTGGAAACCACTTAGTAACCATTCCTGTCCAGTAATCTGAAACAGCGCATTCAGTTTGTGCAAATCCTAAAAGAATATTTCCAACTAAATTCTTTTCAGCTGGAGTTAAATTTTCATTCCAATCTTTAACATCTCCTTGCATTGAAATTTCGGTATGTAACCAAAAAGCTTGCATTTGTTTTAACCATCCTTCAGTATAATACTCAGGGTATTCAAATGGTTTATATTCGACTCTTTCTTTAAATAATTTTGGATTGCTCATACTTTATTTGAATTCTTTTATTTCTTTTTAGACTAAATAAGGCCTCAATTGAAGGCCTTAATTCGTGGTAGTAGATTATATATTTAGGTAATCTAACACGTTAAAGCTTATTGGTTAAAATATTATGTTAATCTTTTCTTAAGGTTATCTGCTTTCGTAAAATACTCGTATGATGTGTTTTTATATTCAACCCTTTGTGAATATAAATCCGAAAGTATTTTTCTAAGAACTGAATCTTCCTTCGAATACACTACACCATTATCACATACGATAACACTAGTATCTTCTCTTCTTTCTTTAATTTGACTCTTTTGAACTTGTTCAATATACGCATCTGGCGAAATATTAAATTGTCTCATTATTGATGGATATAGAGAAGCAAAATCATATGCAGTTACTCCGGCATAATATCCAACAATTGGTTCTTTTACATAAGCTCCCGCATACTGTGTACTTTTTTCGTAATCTTCTTTCTTTTCAGTTCCAATTCTCATTCCTTGTTCAGCTAATTTTCTAGCCATTAAGGATTCTGTAACCGCCACGGGGCTGGCTGCTTTGTATAGAGGCATTTTTGTAATGTTTGCTAGAGTTAACAGAACTTCCATTGACTTTAACTTTTGATCTATATAATATACAAGAACTGAATCGACTACGTTATAATAGATATATTTTACAAAGTTATCTCTATAAAGATCTTGAAGACCTCCAGTGTATTTAATCTTCTTAACATTTAATACCTGACCTGATACATAATCAAGTGAATTAGATTCTTTAACCTTTACACTACGATCATATTTATCATACAGTTGCATGTAATCTAAAATTCCAATATGTAATGGTCTAGAATCATTACGATCTAACTTACCAGTCATACCAACCTCACTAATATCTATCTGTAATCTTTTACATCGATTTACAATATATTGCCAGTCATAATTAATAAAGTTCCAGCCGGTCATCATTGGAAACTTAGGTAAGAATTTCATTAAGAAGGTGTATACCATATCATATTCACTCTTGAACTTGTGGTATTTAAATTCCCAGTCTTGATCAAAATCTTTAAAATATTCATTAGTATCGTCTTCGATCTTTTGAATTTTATCTGGAGCCATATCCTCTAATCCTAATACAATCGCCTTACGTTCTGGAGTTATAATTGAGAATGAGAGAATTCTTGTTTTAGCTTCTTCGGCTTTTGGAAAGCCATCAACAATTTCTGTTTCAATATCGACAAAATATGTTTTAGGTAAATTGTATGCTAAAATTTCTTCACGATCTTTTTCTGGCAATCCATCGATAAAGTAATTAAGAGAAAACTTATTAAATTGTCTACCATACCCTAATTTAACAGGTCTACCATCCCAGTTTTTAAATTCAGTACTTACTCCTTTTTCTTTTTCTCCACAGATATACCAATTCTGGTATTGTGCTATTGGATATTGTTTGTACGCAACTTTACCTTCTTTGTCGTAATACGATACGATTACGTCTTTTTCTCTTTGCTCAATATCTAATATCATTAATAATTGTTTTTCTGACGGTTAACGTTCTCTTCTGCTTTTGCGAAGTAGTAATTATATGCTGTTTTTGCGTCTAGTCCGATTGAAGCTGCGTAATTGATAAAGAAGTGTAGGATATCTACCCATTCCATATACAATTCTTTCTTGTCTCCTTCAGACATGTCAGAAATCTTTAATGTATTGTATTTTGCAAAGTCTTTTTTCCAGTATTTCCATACTGCATTTCCAGAACCATCTTTGATACCACCAAGAGCATCTGTCATTTCATGAATTTCATCAACAACTGCATGTGTATTACAGTGCCAAAAATCCATAATTTCTCTAATTGTCATATCATCAAAGTTAAAACCATAAGTCTGCTCTTGCATCTTCTTTTGGTTTTCCATGATATCTGCTAAGTGTGTGTTTGACTGGTCGTAAAAGTCTTTTACTTCTAAGTCTTTACATTCGTTATCTATGTTTGCCATTACTTGTTTATTTTAAAGGTTATATCTAATCTGTCGAATAAGTTTCTTAATTCTTTCTTCTGTCTTGCAATTAAATCATCTGAATAAGAAGCTACTAATTTCTCAACATCTTTTGACGATTTTACGTATAATTTATCACGCAATACCGGGTCTTGTATTAATTCCATTTCTGGATCGTATTCGATTTGGATTGCTGCCAAACAATCACTTGCCATAGTTTCATAAAAGCGGAATGTTGTTACATTGTCTAAGTGTTCGTCATCTCCTAATATTAAACTTGCTTTACTTTTTGAAATAGTATCTAATAAAACTGAGTGTTCCATCTTTTTTGCAAAAGTCGTTGGAACTTTCTTAGTTTTATAACCTACTAGTAAACTCTTTTCGCTATGTGGCATATACTTTCGAACTTGTTGTTCTCTAAAGGCTGCTCGATTATCTCCATAGTAAATAGCATCCCATTCTTTTTTAGGAGCATCAAAATCAAAGAGTGCATTGGTTTGTTTATTGTCTAACTTATTTGCCATTCGATGCTTAAACATATAAGTAAACCAATCTAATTTTTCCCAATTTTTAGGGGTTCTACCTAGGAATTTAGAGATGTCTTTACCTGGAAATAGATAAGTTGCGTTCTCGATGATCTCGGACCACTCAGATTCAAGATCTTGGATTAGATTAAATCTTTTCAATACCTTAACTGGATCTAAGAAATCTATCCGAGGATCATTTACGAGTGTGTATATTTTACCACCATATCCGGCAAGGGCTCTTGCAATTGGTTCTGTGTGTTCTCCGACTTGACCGCCAAAGAAGTTAGCCGTACTTAACTGAATAAAGACTGCGTCATAAGATTTCCAATCAGCATCTGTATAATTTACATAAAAATCAAACTCTGCTGTGTTTCTATTTTTCTTACCAATCAAATCTACATCATATCCATTCTCTTCTAAGAGTTGTTTAAAATATGTTGCTTCTAAACCTCGGTGGTTTTTACTATTATATGTTAGATTTGAAAATACGGATGTGATCGCTACTTTCATTATTCTACTTCGTTTACGTAGTTATCTAATCCTTGAATATATGCAACGGCATCTAATAAATTATCACGTTTATGGTTGTAACTTTCTCGAGAGAATTTAAGAGCTACTAAGGCCTTAAACATATCTGCTCCGGTTACTTCATGACCTGTCATTCCTTGAAAGATCATTGCAGCTCGATCCATTCCTTCTGAAAAAGGACCATACGCTCTATCTGCTTCTTCGCTTCTGTTGTTTACTATGTCGTTTGCTTCTTCTAATATACTTTTCATTCTTTATTTATTTTGTAACTATTATACGTGATATTTTGTAATTGTTTCTAATTAAGTTTAGTTAGTGGGCTCCATCTTCCGTTTTTGAATTTGTGAGGAACTCCATCAATCACCATATATCCAGCTGGCTTAATTTCTTTCTCATCTTTTGCAGTTGCTCTTTTTACTAATTCTGCAAATTCTTCAGCGGTTGGCTTTTCTCCTTTAACTGCGTGCATTTTGTACTCCCAAGGATGTTTGTGTTTTATCATGTTGTTTTATTTATTTTTAATTATTAAGTTTTCTAATTCAATTGCAAAATCTTCCATACCTTCGTTATATGCCCACTGTGTTTCATCTTGTGGCTGTGCATACTTGATATTGTCTGCTGCTCTTTCTAATAGGATTTGTAATTCTTTTAAGTCCATAGGTTATATATTTGTTATAGGTAAATATAAACAAAAAAAATGAACCAGAAAAATTCTGACTCATTTATTTTTTTAAATTTATTAATATGTTTGAGTTTCTGATTGAGGATATCTTGAACAAGTAAAATACACTTTCATAATTCTAGAAGCAATTTCAGTAGACTCTTTTAATGCGTGAATTTGTAGTTCATCATACAAATACCCATCGAATAATCCAAATAACATATTTACTAATTTAGAAGAATAGTTATCAGATGATCTGATTTCGCTGATTAAGCTTATAATTTCATTTCTTGTTTCGGAATCCATTGATTCGTGTCTGTTAAATCTTTTGTAACTCATGTTTGTTTGTTTTTAATTATAGTATAAATATAACCAAAAAAAGTGAACCAGGAAAATCCTGACTCACTTATTTTTAAGAAGTTATTAACAATTTTTCATATTATGATTTTCCATAATACTTATTTAGTGTTGCGATTCTATCGTCTGCATCTACTAACATTATTAACGCTTCTTCTGCGTTCTTATAAAAATCACCAGTAGAGTGATCTCCAATACCTGTTCCTTTTTCACCTAATAGATCTAAAGATAATAGGGCCTTTGCTCTATCAGCTTCTGCTGAAGTTTTGAGCATTGTAATTAAATTTGCATTCATTAATTTTTGTTTTTAATTGTGTTAACTTGTTCTAATAAAAATTCTTTAAATGAGAGTGTTTCCCAATCTGAAAATAATTCTCTTACTTTAGTAGAGTCTAGTGCATATCTTCGATCATGTCCTAGTCGATCTGCAACAAACTCAAACTTAGGTGTTTTACCTAACATTTCAGAAATCATATTAATGATCTCTATATTTTCATATCTTTCTCCACTTCCAATGTTGTATATTTCTCCTTCGAGATCTGATAACATTAGTTCATATATCAGTTGGACATTATCTTCAACGTCGATCCATTCTCTAACTTGCTTACCGTCTCCATATACTGGGATAATTAAATCATTAGCAATAGATTTCATAATCTTTGGAATAAACTTTTCTTCGTTTTGGTGATCTCCGTAATTATTACATGTTCTTGTAATTAAGTATGGTAATCCAAAAGTTCTACCAGCAGCTTCTACTAAAAGATCGCTGGCTGCTTTAGATGCTGAGTAATAAGAAGATCCTTTTAATCCATAAAATTCATGAGCTTCAGCTAAAATTCCAATATCTTCCATATCTCCATAAACCTCATCGGTTGAAATATGAATAAATTTCTTTAGGTTAGGATTCTTTTTGGCACACTCTAAAAGATTAAAGGTTCCTTCAACATTTGTTCTAATAAAAGGTTTACCGTCTTTGATAGAGTTATCTACATGACTTTCAGCTGCAAAATGTACAATATAATCATATGAACCTAAATCTTCAGCAGTAACATCACAGATGTCCATGTGAATACATTTTGTAGGTTGCTTAATATTATTTGGATTAGCAGCATATGTCATCTTATCTAGAATGACAACTTCTGCATCTGGCAATTTACGATTTAATAGATTTACGAATGAAGATCCTATAAATCCATATCCGCCTGTTACGATAATTCTCATGATTCTTCTAATAATTCTTTAATGGCGTTCTTGTATTGTTCTTCAGTTAAATTACCCTCAACGTGTTGGGCAATTTGATCCCTGATAGCTAACATTAGATGTTGAGCATTTGTAGTTTCAGAGCTATTCTTTGCACGGTCAATTAACTCTGGATTTTGTTTAACTGTTTGCATAGTTATTAAATCCTTTAGTTTGGTAGTCGACCAGCCGTGAGATCTTGTAGTGTATACCACATCAATTGGTAAATTATCGCCTGTGAATCTCTTACCGATATAATCATCCCCTAGTATTCTAACGTCGGGCTTATAAAATTCCATCAACTTTATTAGATCTTCTTCGGTTTGATATGTAACAACCTCGTCAACGTATTTAATAGACATTAAAGTCTTATATCTTTCGTATAATGGAATAACTGGTTTGTATTTTGTGAATCTTGTTTCAGATGGATCTATTTGTAAAAAGACCATGAAGTAATCACAGTGTTCCTTTGCTGTTTCAAAGGTGTAAATATAACCAGGGTGTAATAGGTCGAAGTTACCTGCAGTAAATCCTATTTTCTTTTTTAAGTTGCTCATATCCTATTTCTTTTTAAGTTTAAAGATAGGTATAGCTGTTTTGATATATCTTGGACCTGCTCGTCTTGATATTTTTCATTAAGAGCCATTGTTAAAATAAAATGATCTATCATAACCTTCGCTGAATCTAAATGTTCTTCAGTGATACATGATGCTATTACCTTTTCTATTTTGTTAAGAGATTTTACTGACCATTCGCTATAGTTGTCAGGTTTAAATAAAAATTGATTCATTGATTATCTTTTTAAATGAGGAATGCCCTGTAATTATACAGGGCATTCTTAAATAGTTTCAACACGTGGTTGAATTTTTCCGATGATACACGGAATTATTTTACTTTTGCTGTTGCTAAATATCCTTGGATTTCAGTGTATTGAGATCTAAATTTAGTTTCACCAACAACTGTTCCCATTGAGAAAGAAACAAATGTTCCTTCTGGTTTTTTCATAAATAATTTATAAGATGCTAGTGCTTCTTCTTCTGTTACAAAAACACCAAGAATCTTTTTACTAGTTGAAGATCCAAATCTAGCTCCACCTTCTAATCTAATTTCTTGGCCATTAAAGTTTGCTCTGTTATTAGCCATTACCATATATTTAGTTTCTCCTTTTGCTGGAGCTTCTGCTGCGAATTGATCGTATTCACTAGGGCTAGTGAAATAGTAAGAACTCATTGATTCGTTTAATTCTGTGTTGCTTTCATTTAAGAAAGATTCTAAAGTTTTAATGTGTTTCATTATTTTATTTTTCTTTTTGTATTCTTCTTCAGCATCGCCAGATCCTGCAGGAACATCTCCTGATCCATCTTGTGTTGCTGTTGGTAATAGAACTGCTCCCATACCTCCGATATTTGCTGGAGTTATATTTTCTTCTAGTTCTTTCATATTACCAAGCGTAATCAAATTTCTTGATTTTAGAAACTTTGTCTTTAATTTCTTTAGCGTAATTCTTAGATTCCCTTTCGTAGTAACCTGAAGAATATCCGTCTTCTTTCTCAGCTTCCGCTTGTTTAACGTAATCTACATATCTTGAATAATCATCTAAAATATTAGACATGTGATTAGATGCATCTCTCATTTTAGCTTCTCTACCCTTAGAATTTCTTCCAATAATAATATCTCCATATCTTCCCTTTTCATTCCTAACTAAACCATCTTTGATTTGACCTGATAATGCGTCGATTGCGTCATTAACCATTTTATCTAACGGTAATTTAGAAGCTTTAGCTGCTAAAATTTCTTGGTATCTTGCTTTATTAGCTTTCTTAAAGTCTTCGTCAGATTTAAATGCAGTAGCTCCAGATTTTTGATCAATTCTATTTGATACATCTTCAGCTGAAGATTTCATTGGATTTGTTAAACTAAATGCAATTGCTCTATCTGCTAAATCAGCAGCTCTTTTAATTGAAGAAACACCAGATGCGTCATAACCTTTATATGCTTTGTTACCACCAACTGCCATTCTATCATCTCCACCTTTTAAAGTTTTCTTTGATCTGTCTCTTCTTCCAGTTTTTTCGTATTGAACTCCTAAGAAATCTTTTCCTCTTGTTAGGGCTAAAAGACCTGGCTTTAAAGTTCCTTGTCCAAATGGATTTTCTTTATCGCTATCAACTACAAAAAATACAACCATATCTCTATTGTTAGCAAACGCTTTGTAAGCCTCTTTAGGAGTCATATCGATTAAATCTTCGTCTCCGACTTGATCTAACTTCATTTTAGTTAATTGATAAAATGCTTTAGGTAATTGAACATCGTTCTTACCCCATCCCATTGCATCTGACATAGTTAATAAGTTTCTTAACTTAGAAGATTTAAATGCTTCGTTAATTACTGATTCAGATTCATTCAAAGAGTTTATAAAATCTCCGAATGATTCGTAAATAAATTGTGTTTTCATATTTGTGTTTGTATTTTCATTTAAATCTAATGACCATCCGTATTCTACATATGATATTGCTTCATCTGGATTTACTTTATGTTTTTTAGCTACTTTTAATACAACATCTCTTGTTATTTGAGAATTTGGAAGTTTAGCAATTGCTTTATCAAATCCTGAAGGAACCCATATTCCTGGATTCTCATCAGTTGCTTCCTGTAATTTCATTTCTAGAGGCTTTGTATTTGTAGGTTTTGCAGGCTCTTCTTCGTTTATCGTAATTGAAGCTAAAGCTCTATTACCGAATTTACTTAAAGAAATACCTTCTTCCGATACATTAAAATATCTAGAATTGTTCTTAGCCCATCTTTTACCATTAGTTGATAATTCTTTTAGAATATCATTGAATTCCTCTTGTGTGATTTTACCATCACCAATAGCTTCTAGCATTTTATTACGTACGCTTGCACGTTTACCTATAGTAAGTGCTGGATGATTTTCAGTATATCTTCTTTTAAGAGTTATTTTAGATTCATCTAATCTTTTATTGGTGCTATCTTTGGCTGAAATTACTTTAAAGTTTTTACCTTTTAAATCAGTTGTTGCAACTGACCAACTACCTGTTGCTGCGTTTCTTATAACTAAAACATCTCCTTCTTTGCGGATAAAATAAGATCCTCCTGCATATTCTCCAGTTCCTATAGGATCTACTCCTTCTTTATCTTCAATATCTAAATCAAATGAATGTGGTTCAGTTCCTGGAGTTACATTATATTTTAAACCAGATTTTTTTGAATCTTCTTTAGTCCATTCGTCAGCAACTTGCTGTGCGATTTTCTCTGTTTGTTTTTTATTTAAAATTAAATCAAGTTTCATAAGCCTAGACTCATTATAACTTACAATGTCAGAATAATTAATTTCATGTTCTTCACCGTCTTGGTCTAACGCAAAAATAGATTTATCATTCCACATTGCATCATTTTCATCATTACCATTATCATAAGCATATATTAGATATTCCTCACCATTAGCTAATTGAATAATACCATCATCGGCTTTCATAGCTTTCATCAACTTTTTCTTGTCAAATTTAGCTTCACTAATTAAAGATTCAAATACACTAATTGCAACGTTAGTAGATTTTAAATAACTCTTTAACTCCATTCCCATCGCATCCGCTACTAGTTTCATTTCTGGCTCACTCATATAAGTTGAAGTTCTAACCTCATAACCTGATTTACCTTTTTTAGCAATTTTCTTAATAGCTTTGGTGCTGTTGCCTGTTGCTTCTTCGAATTTCGTTGGAAATTCATACTTAAAGTCTGCCATGTTACCATCATATGCCTCATTAGCCATTTCACCGTATAAAGATTCAACCCACTCTACTGAGTCTGCTGTTTTCTTAATCTTAGCTCCGAACTGCTTAAAAAAATCTTTAGTAAAAGATTCAATATCCTTTGAGTCGTTTGCTAATTGATGGATATCTGACATAGTTCCTTCTAATAAAGAAACATAGTCTTTTTTATTTTCTGATAAAAATGATTTAAAATTCATATTTAATATTTTGTTTTATTCTATATTATAAGATTATATATCTTGGTTATTTATGAATTGTTCAAAGGTCAGTAGACTGTTATCTAATTCGATTGATTCTGAAACCAAGTCCATTGATTTTTCAAGTTCAGACTTTAAAGTTCCATACATTCCATGAATAGCCTTTGGTGTCATTTTCTTAAAAGTCTTTTCGTCCCCGTCTAACATTGCATTTCTAACTTGAGTTGCTGAGATATTATCATCTGTTCTTGGGATTTCAAATAATCCAAAGTCAGATCTTACGTTTAGCTGATCTCTATATGAATCGTTATTAACTTGATATCCATAACCTTTTAATCTGTCTGTTCCAGTTCCCCATAGGGTTGGCTCATACTTAGGTCTTAATGCATTAAATATAGTATCAATTCCTCCAGTCGGTATAATAAGAATTTCTTTTAGAAACTTATATTGCTTTTTAACATTGTTAAACATTTTAATTTGTAAGTCCGAATCGTATGGTTTTGAAAATTCATCTCCTTTTTTACGTTTTGGATTTTTAGATTTAACTAAAAGCACTACTACTGGAAATCCATTCTCTTTATGAATAGCCTCTAATACTTTGGCATGTCCTAATGTAAACGGCTGGAATCTACCAACAAACATATTTACTTGTTCTTTACCCTGTTCTGCGTATTTTACGTTTAATGCCTCATTTAAGCTTACTGTTGTTTTAATCTTATTGTGCATCATAAAATTATTGTAATCATATATTGAATTCTCGTCTGTATTTTCAACAAACACTAATTCGTTTATTTTATCAACAACATTATTTAATTGCAAGACCATATCATCATTAATTATATCTGTTGATTTAGTCTTTTGTTTTCTAAATGTTCCGATTGTTATTTTAAATAGAGAAGATAAAACTTCGTTTGCTACATGTGTTAGTGTTTTATCGTTCTTGATGAAATTTGTATTTAACTTAAAAGAACTTGAGTTTGAAAACTCTGCGTTATCAAAATTAACTCCAATATATCTTGAAGCATTCTTAGAAATATAATCATTAAATACTACTGACATTAATTCTAAATATCTGTGATTTGCATCTTCTTCATTTAATTGAATTTCTTTAAAATCGTATGTTGTAAAGTGCTCTAGTATATCCGCTATCGCAATTTGATACATGTGAGAACTTTCTCTTTTTTCACTTATATTAGTTTTTGTAAAATCTTCTAATTTAAATGAAGTTATCTTTTTTCCTTCTGAGAAGTTTAAAACCAATCCTTCAATTTCTTGTTCTAAATCGTGTTGTAAAACAGTAGAGTTCGAGCTTGGATTAAATATTTTATATATTTCTTTTGTAAAGCTTGTTTCAGCTTCGGTTTCAATATCATAATCAAATGACTCTGCAAATTCTTTGTCATTCATCTCTAATAATTTGATTAATCTATCAACCTGCACCTGGTTTAACACTCCATCAAAAATTACTTCTTGCTTTTGAGTGTCTAGTACTTTAGCCCACTTAGATATAATTACTGGATCTATTATAGTCTTTTTAACTTTATTAGATTCGTTCATATGTTGAACGTGGGTTAGTATTAAATTGTTGGTTGGTACTTTATCATACGATATTGAAGATACGTTTGTTTCCGGTAAATATTCAAACCCAAATCTATAATCAGATGGTAGCGCTTCTTTGCTGTCCGGATTTAAACTTTGAATATGTTTAATAGCAACTTCATATAGTGACATTATAGTTCTATCAATGATTGTAAGTGGATTTCCATTTGAAGATTTATAATATTCAAATTTATCGTTTACTCTCCTAACATAAAATGATGGAGCTGAGATTTTCTCAACTACCATTACTCTATTTTTTAATAGCCTTTGGAACTCGTTAGCATTTGTTGATTGAAAATGCTCTCTTAATTTTTGTAATGCCATATTTTTTTATTAATTTTCTTAATTACTGATTATGCAAATGCTTCAATATCCCACTGGATTCTCTGCATCGGATTTTCTCCTCTAAAGTTTTTCTTTACCCAATCAATAAGTCCAGTTTCGTTTTTAGCATTTTGTGCCATATCGAATGCATTCTCTGCACCACCATTAGCTGCCATATCTTCTAACCATTGGTTGTATTTCTTTTGGTTCCATTTAATAGCTTTAACTGCTTTCTTATGTGGTCCATCTCCTAATTTAGAAACTGATGCATCATAAGAACCTGGAAGAAATACTCCAACGTCTTTACCATTACCATAATTAATAGACTTTCTAAATCTTCTTAAAGAATATTCACCGCTTTCAATTTGCTTACGCTTTGTAACTTCTCCTTGAGATTTACCAAGTTCGATTTTCATTAACTCAGCAGTCTTAGGATCCATTTCGAAATGTAATTGTTCTACGTTATCAGTTTTAAAACTAAATACAAATGCGCTTTCAGTAACTACTGATTCACTAAATAATGTTTCTCCAGTACTAGACTCAACGCTTATTATAGCGTTAGGATATTGTTTTTGTAACTCATTAAATACTGCAGGAACTTCTGCGGGTGTATTAACTAATTCTTGTTTAACAACCATACCGCTATTGATTACTACGATACTTGCTGGATAGCTTCCTTTCTTTGCAGCCTTATGTACTTTACCTCTATTAGCCTCAGCTATAAAGCTTTCAAATAATTTTACTTTTTTCATAATATATTTATCTTCCGTATTTTATGATACCCATTAGCTGGTTGATTGCTGCGAAAGTACCTGTTAATTTCATCGTTTTTCCTTTGTATACAAATACAATACCTTCAGTTGGGATGATTGATTCAATACCTCCGATTCGATCTAATCTGTCTAACTCTGAAATTACTTTATTAACTTGAGCAACTTCTCCACCTTTTTTAATTTTGGCAGCTTCAGTTCTAATTTGATTATGTAGTCTTTGCATTTCAGCGTCTGGATTAGCTGCAACAAAATTACTTGCATTTTTAAGAATGATAGATCCTAGTTCTAAGAAAAGGTCTTCAAAAGGTCTAATGTTTTCTTTTTGCTTTACTTTAATATCTTCTTTATCGAATTTCTTTACAGCAGCTGCTTCGTCTTTACCGATCTCTTTTGCAAGTGATCTCATATTTAACGTATTTTTGTCTCCATATGCCCATCTTAATAATAAACCTTCTTTATAGTCTTGTTGTAAATCTGGGAAACTTGTGTCGATTGTTTCTCTCCACCACATTTCGTGATATTTAGAAACTTGATCAGAGTCTGCTAACTTATATTTGTTCTTTAGATCTTCTACTTTCTTAATAAATTTAGCTTTATTATTTTCAAAATCTAAATCTTTTCCTAATTTAATAATTTGCGGTGGGATAACTGTGAATGTTTTACCAACATTAATTTTAAGATCTTGCATTGCTTTCGCTATTGATCTTGCTGGTTTGTTATCATCTCCAATAGTATTACCCTCACCATCAGTTTTCTTTATACCATGAAATTGAATAACGTCACGATCATAATAGATAACGTTTGGATTTTTAGAGTAGATTAACTCCATATTCATAAAATTCTTACCATTATCGAAAACTTCTAAGTCTTTAGGGGATAATTTATTTAACGAGTTTGCTAAGTCTTCTGCTGCAAATTGAAAAGTATCTTGTACTAATTTACTTGGATGTCCTTCGAATTTTTGACTAAACGTAGCAAGATCCATTGGATTCTTTAATTCAGTTTTATTTCTAGCGAATTTAACCTCTCCGTCTTGCACTGTAGCAAATACGTTTTGGCCATCTGTTTTTTCAGTTGCTTCTTCCTCAAAGTTTAGTTCACCTTGTAAACCTGCCTCGATAATTTTCTTAAAATCTCCGAATGTTAAATCTTTTTCATCAAATGGATGAGACATGTGTCCAGCTGCTCCACCTTCTAAAATTAACTGAGAATCTTCTAATAATTCTTGATTTGCCCTTTCGACTAAAAAGTCTTGAAATGATAATAGTTTTTTCATATTGTTATTTTGACCAAGGATGATTCTTAGCCACCATTTTTTTAAAGTTAATAAGTCCTAAAACATCTCTGTCCTTTAAATCATGATGCAATCTGTAATCATCGTGATTATATCGCCAATGAGATTCTTTAGAACCCTTTCTGTGTCCATATGTGACATCATCTTTTTTATCGTAAATTATTACGTTATCTGGGTGAAGTTCCTTGTATGACTCTTTAAACTTGTCAAATTCATAACCTATAACTTCATTATAAGTCATGAATATTCCTTCACTAACAAACTGTTCGTATAATTTAATATGTTTCATTATTTGTTCATTATGTCTTTTAAAGATTCAGCCATGCTTCTATTAAAAGAATAGCTTGAGTTTTGTAATCCAATTGTATGGTAATTGGTTCCAGAACTAACATCAAGACGAACACCGCCGTCGCTTGAATTATACTGATCTAATACGAACATTAATTCGTAAATCTCTTGGAACATTTTATCTCTAACTGAACCGCTAATTCCACTACCACAAGTTACTGCGATTAGATAAGAACTATTACCATTTGAAAAGTTTGCTCTTCCTTCAATTGCACCGCCAACAGTAGATCTCGCCGTTCCTGACCAGCCAGCAGCTGCACCAGTTGAAGATTGCTCAACTTCATTTCCTTTATATTTCTTAATTACCTTAGAAATCTTCTCTGCTAGTTTTACAGCATTTCTTCCTTGGAATATATCATAAGAATCTTGCTCACTATCACCTTGGACATTTAAATGTTCTTTATAGCTAGGTAATTTACCAGACTTAAGAGATGCTTCAGCTTTTGCTAATACTTTTTCGTATGAACTTCCCCATTTCTCAACAGCTATTTTTGCAATTCTAACTTTATCTTCTAATTTAGCTTTAATACCTTTTTTATCAAAAGATACTGCTTCATTTATAAAAGATTCAAATAATTTTACTTTTTTCATTTTTTATTATTTTATTTATGATATATCCATTGCGTCATTGTGATCACATACAATACCTTTTTTAGCTATTTGCTTACATAAAGCGTCTAACTCATCAGTTTCGTATGTTGATGGAACTTTGTCTGTTATCTTAATAGATTTTAAAAATGCCTGTACTTCATCTAATCCGAATTTAACCTTATGGTTTACGTTTGATGTTTTTGCAACGTCATATAAATAAGCTCCATAAAATCTACCACGCTGTTCTGTGTATGTAAAATTAATTCCTTTAACTCTGAAAGGTTCGTTTTGTGCAGATATTGCCTTTGCTTCGCTTACAAATTGTTCAAATAATTGTACGTGTTTCATTGTATATTCACTTTTTTCTATTTTATTATATATCTCACTCATACTCAACATATCTTTAATACTATTGATAAATACATCAGCGGGAACTCTATGTCCTCCGTCGTATCCTGTGTGATTAAAAGATACTTTATTGTCTTTAAAGTATTTTCTTACTTCTTTTCCGTTAACAACTGAATCGTTCTTACCGAATCTTATTTCTATTTTAGTCTTTTTTAAATCAGAATCATCTACAACTGGATCGAATGTCCTGTTAACTACTGCTGGATTAAATAACAATACTGGGATTGAAAGTTTGCTTCCAATTAAATAAGAAACGTATCCTCCCATTGAAGATCCTACAATAAGATCTGGATTTAATGATTTAATATCTTTGTATAATTTATCAAAGGTATTATCATCTCTATAATTTATTGATGGCATATAAGCCTTGTCAAAGTTTTTGTTTAAAAATATAATCTTTGGATCTTTTTGATCAATACTAGATTCTAAACCATGTAAATACGCTATTCTCATCTTTATCTTATTTGTTATATGTAAATATAAACAAAAAAAATGACATAAAAAAATATTATGCCACTTATTTTGATTTATTTTAAGCCTTAGGTCTTCCTAGTAATATTTTATCGTGCATCTTGCCTCCAAGTTTTCTAGAGTACCAACCTGTTCCAGGCTCTCCTTCTTTTAAACCTATCCAATCTACTTTTTTACCTAATACTTTTTCAACAGTTTCTAGATCTGAAACCACAGGTACATTATATGAATCTAATAAGATCTCTGCAATTCTACCTGAAACTTCAATGTAAAATCCTAGCTTATTAAGATCTCTTCCTCTAGCAGCAATATATTCTCTTTTTGCTGCGGAACTACCATCATGGCCTACTCCTGAATATTTTACTCCGAATTTGGTTTTTTTACCAAACATTATCATATCGAAATCTTCATCTCCGTGAAGGTCTAAACCTTCCCAATAATTCCAGTCTGGATCTCCAAAAACATCTTCTGGTGATTTAATCTTTGCATGTCCACCTATTACAGAATATGCAGTAGATATTAACTCAAAGAATTCTCCAGCAAGTTCCGGATATTTTTTATGGTTAAATTTAGTAATTTTACCTCTTTTAGGTTTAATTAATTCACCACTAGTCTTTTCATTGATAAATTCTTCGTATAACTTTATGTGTCTCATCTTGTTATATTATAAAAGCATGACCTTGAAAAATCTAGGCCATGCTTAACTTGTTTTTTATCCTAATGAACTTGTTAACATTCCAACAGCAGCACCGTAATCTCCATCAGATTTTGATAAGATTCCGTCTACGATTTCTTGTCCTTTAGCTTCGTCAAAATCATCTCCGAATGCCTTCTTTAAAACTGTGAAAGCATATTCTTGAAATTCTTCATCAGATTTAATTTCAGCTTCATTAACTACTGATTCTTTAATACCGAATTCTTTAGCTAACATAGCATATACATCTCCTGAATCTGCTCCTGAGATTTCCATACCTTCCGTGTCGTTTGCTGCGAAATCTTCAGGTTGATCGTATACAAATTTAAGTAATAAATCTTCAACGTCGTTTATGTCTTTCTTGTTTTTCTTGTAAGTATCTTTTAATTCTTTCATAGTAACTGAAAGACCTAAGGCACCGTGCTCATCAGAGTCAATATCTAATTGAAATAATTCTTTAGCTTCAGTAACGATTGATTCATTATATAAATGAACATAATTGCTTCCTTTTTCAGAGTAAACTGATTTGATTTCAAATTCTTTTTGTGCTTTAGTGTAATATGCTTTAAAGAATAAGTTACCATCTAGTTCTCCGAAGAAATGGTCTGATTTACCGATAAAGAATTCTGCATTTGGATAAAGCTCTAAAACTTCTTCTTTTGTTTTAGCGTTTAAAACATCTCTGTTAAAGTCTTTTACAAATTTAGCTTCAGTAACTGCTGATTCTTGAACATTGTTTTCCCACCACTGTTCTAATTGGTGATAAATATCTGCACCCATGTTTGAAATCATGAAGTCAATTACATCATCATAATCATCCTTTTCGTCTTCATAAAAACCAGGAGTATCAATATATTCTTTACCCATTATCTTTCTAACTGCGCTTTCTGGCATAGCATCGATTTCTTTTAAAAATTCTTCGAAATCTTTAGTATTTTTAAAAGATTTAGCTTCAGTAACTACTGATTCGCTTAATGAGTTTCTTAAACCACAATATTCACACTCTACAGTCCCATCATTATCGATTTCTTTATATGCATGTCCTTTTTTATTTGAACATTTTATAGATTCAGTAACGATTGATTCAAAAGCTGGAACTAATCCTGAACCTTGGTAAATATCTGCCATCATCCATTTTTTAGATTTTTCATCCCATAAGTATACGAATTCTGCTCCACCGTCTCTATCTGCGTCTTTTAAATAATTATCTATATTTTTAATAGATCCGGTAGTGTTTGAAGTACCGTCATTATAAAAGTTGATTTTAGAAATATCTGTAGATAAACCGCTATTAGCTCCTTTGCTAAGTACATCATCTACATTCTTACCGTTTTTAAAAGATTTCTTAATAATTGGTAACATGTTTTCTGGGTAAGAATCATAGTGAGTGTATACTGAAGTAATATTTCCAGATTTGTCTATTTTACCAAATTGACCTCTTGTTCCTTCGTTAAGAACCGTAGATTCATTAACT